GTGCTGATGTGGTAGTTCAAAATGTTAATACTGTCATGCAACATAGACACTCTATCCCTTCGGTTTCAGTGCCGAACGTAAAATCTTTATCGCCCGATTCCGATCCCGTTGCTCAGCCTTCCTCTCAGNCGCAGACANTACCGGGGGNTTCTTACCCCGTAAGGCAGCAATCTTCTTCACCACTTTCTTCGTCACAGGTTTCACCACTTTTAACAAAAGATCAGCAAGAGGTTTTGCAAGCAGTGCCGAGGTCGTCGCTACCACAGCAATTGAGGCGGTAACAGTTATCATACCTGCTGATGGTATGTTCTGGACGATCTGATCAGGTATATTTAAATTTTCAAATACAGGGAGACATTCTTTTCCCACTGTCTCATACCTAGTAATCTTTTTATTACCCTCTAGGATTTTTCCTACAGGGTTTTTTAATTCTTGTGCTCTACTAGGACACTCTGCTTTTGCAGCATCAGTCTTAGGAGGTGTTGGTGTAGCAGGAGTTTCTGGAGTTTTTGTATCTGGTGGAATAATTGGTGGAGGTGGAGGAGACTCTGTTGTTATCTCTAACCTACGCGGATCATAATCTATTGGGTTGAAACTAGGAGTTCCTGCGTCACAAAATACTTGAACTCCGTCTTTATCTTCTTCTTTAAGTGTTTGATTTTCACTACTATCTCTATGAGACTCAACACATCCAGGAATATTAACAATAGGAACACCCACCTGTGAAGTCACGGGTGGGTAAATTGGTATTGCTTGTGAAGGCATCTTTAACCAATCAGGTGTTTCGCTAATGTATAAGTCACGTACCTGACTAATTCCGATCTCAATATTACCTAATTGAATTTCAGGAATCATTACTCAACAAGAGTGCCATGTGCCCTACGAATCTCACGTAGTGCTTCTAAATTCATATCCTTTGTACCACCATCATATGCATGAGCATATCCTTCAGCAATCATTTGTTCGTTGAGGGACACAGACTCGTCCCCAATGTATAACCAGCCAAGAAGGCGACCATATTTACCGACCCCACCAACAAGTTCAGTCCTAACAGACAACTCATCATCACCAGCGATAGTACTCTCCAGTTTCTCTTTGAGCCAGTTGGTTGCGTCGATCCCAAGTTCTTTCTCCTCTAAGTTTTTCGTTCGCTTCTCTGGTGTATCAACTCCTGCGACTCTAACTCTTTCCTTCTTATAGAGATCAAACCCTAAGTCAATAGTGACATCAATAGTATCTCCATCAAGAACACGATTGATCTCCGTCACTCGGAAGTTGTAGCAACTCTTCCTGCTTGGGGGTGTCATGGCTCCCATGTTCTTCTCTCTCATCAACTCCTAATATATAGACGATTATACAAAAAACACCGATAAGGAGTATGATAAGTAACCATATAATACTCCAAACTGGATCATTGACGTTATCTAGGGGGTGAAGAAACAGTTCCATCTTTACTATTCACACTAGGGATCAATTGATAAGATAATTTATCTCTCAGTTTATTCACACGTTCTTCATCAAAGTGAGAAAATTTTCCTCTCTTCTCTACATGTTTATAATAATGTAAAGCATTCTGGATGATTGTGAAATCTTCCATATCTAATTCAAAATTCATTAGCAATCATTAAATACACTACCAACTGTAGAACCTGCTGCAGATCCAATTCTACCACCTAAAAGTGATACCCAACCTGCTGCCAACCATCCAACGTATGGAATACCAATTACAGCAGGAACACCAATACCAGCAGCAATACTACTTCCTGCCATCGCACCTTGACTCCGTGCTCCAGCGTCCGCCACGATACACTCTATGTCTTTTGCAGACTTTCCCTCGCCGTCTACAGCACCTCCTAGATTTCTAGTGCCGTCCATTGTATATTCATCACGTCTATATTCAGTTCTCTTCTCATTACTATTACCACCAAAGAAACCTCTTTTACTTTTATCTAAGTCAAGTGATCTCTCAGAATTAAGAACAGCAGGATCGTTTGCTCTGTATTCTATACTATAACCTTCTTTACCTGCTTCAATTTTATAAGAGGAATAATCACCCCTAGGCAAATTAATAATTGGAACTTCTGGTGTTTTTGTTGCTTTGATGATGTGCCCTAGAACACCGATGTGTGCCACAGCAACAACACCACCAACTCCCAATGCAGTCCATTTAAAGAAGGTCATAAGATTACACGGTAGGTTTTACAGGTGGTTCGCCATCATTAGTGATAAACTTAATTGGTGCTTGCTCCACACGAATAGTTTGAGCAGGTGCAGTTTGTGCTGCAGCAGCAATCAATCTTTCCATATCTGCTTTGGTAATGCCACCACCACCATTTGAAGAACCGTTACCATTACCACCTTTCTTTGCTGCCTGAACACCAAAAGTAGCCAAAACTCCGGTGAAGACGCTGGCTATAAAAGTCGGATCTAGTTTTTGCTCTGGAATACCGAGTACAGGTGGTAACTGGATGTACGCCAGCGTGAGTATTCCGCCGCTCCAAACAAGGATGCCAAGCCTAACAAAAGTAGAAAGAATATCAAGCTGTTCTTCTTTGTCACTTGCTGCCTCCTTCATTTTTCCAAGAATACCTTTCTTCTTGGTTTCTTCTTTTTTTACTTCCTCTGGCATTCCATGTGGAGCAACGCATTTCTATTTAGAAATAAAATTGTTTTCTTCCAACCATTCTCTGGTCATAGGAGTTGGTTCATAGTCAATCCACATAGTTCCTGCTGCACAAGATTCAAGTGCTTTGAGAGTCATACCTTCAGTCTTACCTGCCCAGGTTGCTTCTTTCTCCCATGGAATAGCAGAGGGTTGTAAAACATATGCTCTCCGTGCCATCTCTTGCCACATCTCAGGAACATCATCCTCATTATGAATGATAGCAATCATGTTATTCTCAATTGTTCCTGCCATACAATCTTGTGCAGCGTGCCATCCTTCATGACGCATCACACTCATAAGAACATGGGGACGTTTCATAAACGTTTTGTTCAAGAAAAAATTGTTGCCTACAGTATGATATACACCACGATGCCCCACTGGAAAATATTTCTCATCTGCTAAAAACACATTAACTCCGACCTGGTTAAGGGCAACAAGCATAGTGTTGAACTCGTTAGCAACAGGATAAAAATCATCAGTATTGGTATACTCACTAGAAATATCCAAAAGACTAAAGACTTGTTTGACATCATCCGTACATTCTTGGAGCAACATACATCCCATTGAATGATTAGTATAGTAGTCATCCTTTCCAATAGGATCTGCCATTACAGGAGCAGCAAGACATGCTGCCATCAGGGTCATAATAATTTTTTTCATATCAGAAAGGAAGAGCGGGTCCAGTAGTAGAGGGGAGTGGCAAAGCAGCACCAGTAGTAGAAGGAAGTTCTGGCATAGCAGCATCCAACATTCCAGGGAGTGCTCCAGAGATTGCTTCTGCTGCTGCACCAGCAACTTGATTCTTTACATTCTCAATAATAGAATCTTTATTGAGATATAGTACAGTACCGCCTCCGACGATACCGGCAGTTCCTACGAATGATAGGACTGCTAAAACATTAATTACTTTTTGCATAATATGCCTCGTAGTATTTGGTAATGCCATTACAATTTACATTACCTTGGGATACCCAGTCATGGGCACATTCGTATATAGACTGGTTAGTATACTTTGATTTTCTTGTGTTATCAAGTTCAGTGCCATACCTACTTAACAAAATGAAAAGAGCTTGTTCTCTAAGTTTGAGTTTCTCTTTACTATATCTCCAATCATCAACCATGAATGTTCTCCGATCCTCCTTGGAAGTTTTCTGATCCACCAACTGGGTCTAACTGTGTTGTAGTTTTGCCACACTTGGTCGCCATATCATACATCACTTCATGGATGTTGTCAGGTTCTTTGGGGTCTTGCCATTCAGGGCGCAACCACCATCCGTCATGGGGATCTTCGTTGATGTGTTCATACTCCAGTTGTTTTTCTGATTTCACAGGTTCTCCAAACCAAGGATCATTTTTTAAAACTTTCGGTGCAGGAACACCTACGAAAGAACCATAACCTTGAGTAAGGTGTCCTGGTCCACATTCAAACAAAGGTACTTCTAGTTCATCAATAGTACATTTAATTTCTTTATTCTCAGTAATACCAAGAATATTTTTCAGAGTTTTAGTAAGAGTGTTGATCATACCAATACGAATTTGTTAGTGTAGTTATAAGCATAGAGTTCACGGTTTCCTTTAATACCCCAACCCAACCAATAATAAGCAGGTTTCATGTAATAAGATACAGTTTGTCCACCACCTTCAAACTGTGGAAGGACACGTTGGAAGATAGGTTCATTAATCATCCAACGAACTTGACAATCTAATTCACTTGGATTGCAATCATACTTCACTGCAAAGTTTCCAAGTCCTCTATA